CTCTCTGCCGGGCAATCCTGGCTTCCCCGGCTGTCGCCTACGACCTCGAGACTACCGGTACCGAAGAGTACGTAGACGACGCGCAGATCGTCACCATCGGAGTTTCACCGAAGCCGGGCATCGCATTCGTCGTACCGATCCACCACCCAGAGAGTCCTTGGAAAGACCCCTCGCGTGTCCTGGACGTGATAGGCAACGCTCTCGTGTTCACCCAGGGGAAGATCATCGCTCACAATGCCAAGTTCGATGACCGATGGATGACGCAGTTCAGCACACCGATCCGCTCTGACTTCGACACCATGATTGCAGCACACTTGCTCAACGAGAACAGATTCAAGTCCTTGAAGTTCCTCGCTCAACTGATACTGGGGGTGGATCCATGGGCAGACGTGGATTTGGGTGGCGGTGGCGCGATGACGACGAGCTTACGCAAACTGGCGAGGTACAATGCCAAGGATGCGGACTATACGCTAAGGTTGTACTATCACTTCCGGGAGGAATTGACAGCCATAGGCAACGAGCGCACTTTGAGGCTCTTCGTGAAGCTCTTGATGCCAGCTTCCCGCGCGCTCACGACCATCGAACGTACCGGTATGTGGGTGGACCAAGAGAGGCTTCTGCAGCGCCGCCTGGAACTCCAGGGGCGGATGAACAAAGTGCATCGTCGACTGGTGCGGTTGATTGGGCACGACGCGAATTGGAACAGCCCCCAACAACTAACCCAAATCCTGTTCGGCGAACTGAAACTTCCGATGTTCGACTTGACAAAGACGGGAAAACCGTCTACCAAAGAATCAGTACTACTTCGCCTCAAGCACAAGCACAAAGTACCGAATCTGATCCTCAAGTGGAGAGAACTAGCGAAGCAGGAGGGGACTTACTTGGGGCCGTGGAGCACACTGCTAGACAAAGAAGGGAGGATCCATACCCACTACAAGATTACGGGTACGGTGACTGGCCGCCTCTCGTCAGGTAAGGAGTACGCGAAGGCGCCGGGTATCAACGTACAACAGATCCCGCGTGACACGTTCATCAGATCCATCATCGGTGCACCGCCTGGATGGAAGTTCGTCGAAGCTGACTTCTCGCAGATAGAACTTCGCATCGCCGCGCACTATGCCCGAGACGAAACGATGATGCGCCTGTTCCAGTTGGGTGAGGACGTCCACCTCGCCACAGCAGTGAAGATGACGAACAAGCGACCAGAGCAAGTCGCACCTGAAGAACGCAAGAAGGCGAAGGCGGTGAACTTCGGGTTCCTGTTCGGTATGGGCTGGAAGAAGTTCATCGAGTATGCTCGTGACAACTACGATGTGGAGGTGACTGAAGACGAAGCTAAGACCTTTAGGGATGATTTCTTCTCCGCGTTTTCTCGACTCCGTGCTTGGCATGAGAGGCAGCGTAGGTTGGTTCGCAACTACGGTAAGGTCCAGTCCCTCATCGGACGAGTCCGTCATCTGCCTGACATTGACTCTCAAGACGAGGAGGTACGAAAGGAGGCGGAGCGTCAGGCTATCAACTCACCGGTTCAAGGCCTAGCTTCTGACTTCATGCTCCTGTCACTGAGCATCCTGCATGAGCAGATGCCACCCGACGAGGCAAAGATCGTAGGCACCATCCACGACTCGGGTCTGTTCGAGATCCGTGATGATGTGGTCGATAAGTGGTGTGGCATCATCAAGCACACGATGGAGAACCTGCCTATCAAGCGCATCTTCGGGGCAGAACTATCGGTTCCTGTTATCGTAGATGTGAAGGTCGGACAGCACTGGGGAGAAGGTGAACTATGGACAAGGACGCAGGAAGCACTGAGCGCGTAGCGGTGTACTCGATGTACCCTCGCGAGCTGAAGGGTTCCATCGCACGGCACAATCTGCGTGCCATCGGCATGACCGCAGTCCTGGATCGCATCTCAGCAACGAAGGGTCAGCTCCAGGTATTCGAGCAGCAACCAACGTGGGAGCCCGCAGGGGAGAAGTAGTGGGCATCGTCATCACGAACTCGCAGATGAAAGCGTACAACCGCTGCAAGCGACAGTGGACGTACAAGTTCAAGCGAGGACTCGTGCCGCAGTACTCCACACTACCCCTGAAGAAGGGGACGTGGCTGCATGAGCTACTCGAAGCACACTACACTGGGTATGGGTGGAAGAAACGACACAAGGAACTGACGGAGGAGTTCAACAAACTCTTCGATGAAGAGAAAGAGATATACGGCGATCTGCCGCGGATCTGCTACAACATCATGACCTCCTACGAGTATCACTATCGTAAGGAGGACGCCGAGTTCGAGATCATCGCCGCTGAAGAGGTTGTGCAGGTAGCGCTACCGCACGGCCACACGCTCGAATTCAAGTTCGATGCCATCGCTGAGGATGAGTACGGTCGATGGCTGATGGAGCACAAGTCGCACAAGAGGATCCCTACAGCAGACTACCGGTTCATCGACATGCAGACCTCGAAGTACGTATGGGGGCTGAATCAACTCGGCACGTATGGTGAGATCACAGGCGTCATCTGGAACTACATCCGTACCAAGGAACCGACGAAGCCCAAGATGACGAAGATGGGTCGCCTCAGCAGGGCTCGCATCGACACTGATGTGCTCACCTACTACAACGCACTGGTAGAGTATGGCCTTGACCCTAACGATTTCCGTGATGTATTGTCGAGGCTGAAAAAGCATCAAACCTTCTTCCGCCGTGAGAGGGTCCCCAAGCCGCTGAAAGTGATGGAGACCCTTGTGAAGGAGACCGTACTTGTTGCAGATGAGATCGAAAAGGGGGTGCGTCCTATCCGCTCAATCGAGCGGGGTTGCGAGTTCATGTGCTCATACAAGGACATCTGTATCGTCGAGCTCTACGGGGGTGACGCGAAGGACGTGCTGAAGCGACGGTACCGGAAGGCAACGAAGGAGGACTACTACGGCTACCACGACGAAGAAAAGGTTAGCGAAGCCGGATAAGATCAAGCGGGCGAAGTCAAAGATCTCATCTGCAAATGACTTCGACTACCTCAAAATGCTTGTCTACGGCCAGAACGGCAAGGGCAAAACTCGCTTCGGTGCATCAGCTGAGAAGGTCTTGCTCATCGATTGCAACGAGCGGGGCTCACTCAGCATACGGCACTACCCCGCACAGGTCTTCAAGGTCGAGATGTGGACTGATATCGACCTCGCATACTGGCTGCTCCATAGCGGTCAGCATGACTTCGATACAGTGGTGCTTGACACTATCACGTCTCTAGCCCAACTGTGTATGAAATTCGTCCTCGGCGATGAAAGTTCCCGAGACCCTACCAAAGACCCGAACATGCCGAGCAAGCGTGAGTGGGGCAAGGTAGGGGAACTGATGCGTACCGTGATCCTCAACTTCCGCAACCTGCCCATGAACGTCGTGTTCCTCGCGCAGGAGCGCAGAGGCTTCACTGACGACGATGACGAGGATGCGCCTGAAGTGTTCCCAGAAGTGTCACCTTCAGTGCGCACCACACTCACTGCCAGTGTGGATATCATCGGGCGGGTGTTCATCAAGGAGGTGGTTACAAAGAAAGGGGGTAAGAAAGTCGCCGTGCCCTCGTACCGTATGCTCATCGGCCCGAGTGAGCGATACGTGACGAAGGACAGGTCGGAGTCGGGGCTACCGAAGATCATTCCGCTGCCCGACAGTCCCGACAATCTGTCGAAGTTGATCCAACGTATCAAGCGTGGAGCGAAGGAGGCTTGATGGTAACGAAGAAGCGTAAGATCAGTGGCAAGGGCGATGGCGCAGTCGTCGTCGACTTCGGCGACACTGAGTCTCGCGGCGGTGCGAAGGGTGCACGTAGCGCTCACGTGCCCGAGGGTGACTACGCCGTCAAGGTGAAGAAGGCAGAGCTCGGCAAGTCCAGCGAGAAAGAGACGCCGGGCATCTTCGTCACCTACGAGGTCACCTCACCCAAGGCGTTCAAGGGTAAGATCCTGAGGGACCGCCTGTGGCTGAGCGACAAGGCATTGTGGCGTGTCCGTCAGACCTGGGAAGCGCTGGGTGTGACAGTACCCTCCAAGAAGGTCAAGCTCGATCCTCGCAAGATCGTGGGCAAGACGTGCGCCGTCACCGTCGAGGATGAGGAGTACGACGAGAAGGTTCGCTCGAACGTCGTGGACACGTTCCTGCTCTCGGAGTACCAGGAACTGCAGGAGTCTGACGATGAGGAGCTCGACGAGGATGAGGACGAAGAGGAAGAAGAGGACGACGAAGACGAAGATGAGGAGGATGATGAAGACGAAGATGAAGAAGAGGATGAGGAAGATGAG